TATTTCCAGAAGAAACTTTATAGAGCACTTAGTGTTCCTGAATCTAGAATTGCTAGTGATGGAGGATTTAATTTAGGAAGATCTTCAGAAATACTACGTGATGAACTTAAGTTTTCTAAGTTTGTAGGACGTTTAAGAAAACGTTTTGCAAATATGTTTAGTGATATGCTTAGAACCCAATTAATTCTAAAGAATGTCATAACACCTGAAGATTGGGAATCTTTAAGTGATCATATTCAATATGATTTTGTATATGATAATCAATTTGCGGAACTAAAAGAAAGTGAATTAATGAATGAGAGATTAGGAACTCTTGCTACCATCGAACCTTATATTGGTAAGTATTATTCAAACGAATATGTTCGCAGAAAAGTACTTCGTCAATCTGATAGTGAAATGGAAGATATTGATAATCAGATTGAAAAAGAGATAAAGGATGGAATAATTCCTGATCCAAATGCTATTGATCCAATAACGGGAGAACCATTACCTGCAGAGGGAGATCTTGGTGATGTTCCAATGGAACCTGATTTAGAACAAGGTGCAGCAATAACCGATGCACAGTTAAGTAAAGATACCAAATCGGCTGAGATATAAATAAAATATAATACATTATAAATTTTCATGCCTGATATTATCGATTTGATTGCTCAAGATTCTAAAGCATCTGATATTAGTAAAGATATCAAGGATACTTTATATACAAAAGCTGCTGAGAAAATAGAGACTCTTCGCAAAGAAGTGTCAGATTCTATGTTTGATGTAGAACCATACAATCCAAAAAGTGAAGTAGAAACTGAAACTGAAGTAGAAACAGAACCCACAGAGGAACCAGAAGAATGACAAGAATTCTCGTAAAAGGATCGGAGGCAGCAGTTCCAGCAACTGTTGGTGCTGCTTCAAGTTTCAGTGAAGCAACAGTTGTTCGTCTTGCAAATGCAAGCACAACTGATTATGTTATTACTATTGCCGAAAATAATGGTGGGTCTGCTACTATAGGAACTTTCACAATGTTAGCAAATACATCAGAATTAGTGGAGAAAAACCCAACAGATGTTGTTTTTGTTAATGCTGGAACTGATGTTAAGGGCACAAAAGTAGGATTTACCAATTAAAGAAATGAAACTCATTACGGAAGAAATATCTAGCGTCAAGTTTATCGTTGAAGGTAAAGGTGCTAAGAAAAAAATGTATATTGAAGGTGTCTTCTTACAAGGTGACATCAAAAATCGTAATGGTAGAATGTATCCATGCGGAACTCTTGCAAAAGAAGTTGGCAGATACAATGAGTCTTTTGTAAAGAAAGGACGTGCACTTGGTGAGTTGGGACATCCAGATGGTCCAACAGTAAACCTTGATAGAGTTTCCCATAAAATTACTTCACTAAGACAAGAAGGTAAAAATTTTATTGGTAAGGCACAACTACTTGAAACACCTATGGGTAAGATTGCAAAATCTCTTATTGCAGAAGGTGTAACTCTTGGCGTTTCTTCTCGTGGAGTTGGTTCTCTTAAAGAAGATCATACTGGTTGTAAAGTTGTAGGTGAAGATTTCATGTTAGCAACTGCTGCTGATATCGTTGCCGATCCTTCTGCTCCTGATGCATTTGTGTCTGGAATCATGGAAGGAAAAGAGTGGGTTTGGGACGGAGGAATTCTTCGTGAACAACTCGCAGCAAAAACCGAGAAGCGTATTAATACACTTGTCGATCAAAATAGACTTGAAGAGCATAAGTTAAATCTATTCAACGATTTCTTATCAAATCTATAAGTTCTATAAATAAATACAGATTAAACACATATCTAAATAAATGTCCGTTG